GGCCGCCCGGCGCGGGGCGACAAGGGCCAATGCGGAGTCGATAGCCCCCCAGCGCACGCCGTCCGGCCCGTTCTGGTTCCCTGCCATCATCCCCTCCGGAACGTCGCAAAGCGCCCGACTGGCGCAGGCTGCCCGGCGCTGGCGGCCAGTTCCGCCGCGACAATCCGGATGCGGCGCAGAAGATCGTCGCCGGTCGGATAGGTCACCTCCTTGCCGTCCGAGAACCGCACCCGCAGTGTGCCGCTGGCATAGGCCGCCTTCAGGGCGTCGAGATCGGCGTGCGTCCAGGCCATGTCAGAACCACTTCTTTCTGGTGCCCATCCACGGAGTGGCGGGTCGTTGCGGGGCGGTCGATGGCGCGGGCCGGTTCGGCTGCCCCGCCGGGGGCACGTCCTTGGGGCCGGTCTCAGAGGCCAGCTGGTTCTCCAGCCCCTGCCACCGATGTTCGTCCCAGCGGTCGATGCCCATCAGCCAGGCGGCGGCCCGGGCATAAACCCTACAATCCAACGCCTCGTTGCGCTCGCGCGTCTGCTGCCATTCCAGCCGCTGGAAGCCCGCCCTTGTCTTGCTGCTGACCAGCTGCTCGGCGGTCGCCTGCTTCATCCATTCGGCGGTGGTGCCGCGCGGGATGTGGACGAAGCCCGCGGGCCAGTCGCTGCCCGCCGCCAGGTCTTCCTCGGTCGGGGCCGAGAGGCGCAGGAAGCGGTACCATTCCGCCTTGAACACGGCCCCGGCGACTTTCCACAACTGGACGCCCCGGCGCAGCTTGCGGCCGCCCTCGGTCACCTCGACGTAGGTCGGCCCGTCCACCGGCATCGACCGGTCGAACCCGCCCACACCCTTGACCGCGATCACCTGCTGGCGTCCGGATTTGCGGACCCAGGCATAGACGGCATCCGTCGTCACGCCGTCGCCAGTGTCGATTGCAAGGCGTGCCAGGCCCATCCGCCCGCCGCCGGCGCAGCCCCAGGTCGCGCCGAGGAACTCACTGAGATCGGCCCAGACCTCGGGCCGCGCCGTGTCGCCCTCCAGGACAACGTGATCGATCAGCCAGGACCGCAGATTGCGCCCCCAGCCCCAGACGTCGATCTCGATCCGGTCGCGCTGCACGTCCGCCCCGGCGGTCAGCACCAGCGCGCCCGGCTGGACCTGCCCCAGCTGCCACGTTTCGCGCCGCTCATAGAGCCGCTGCCAGTCCGGTGCCTCGCCCTTCTCGGCCCAGGTTTCGCCCAGAATGGTGTTCTTCAGCGTCTTCAGCGAGGCGTCGTTGCCCTGCGCGCTTTCCCAGCTGCGGGCGATCTCTTCCCAGGACAGCCACCCGAGCGGCGAATAGAGCCCGGAGATGTGGAAGCCGATCACGCCACCCGCCCTTGCGGCGGCAACCACCTCCGGCGCTGCCGTCGGGCGCCATTCCGCACCGTTCGCCTCATCCATCATCGCGGTCTTGTGCCGCTCGGCGATCGGCTCCTCGCAATGCTCGCAGACATAGCGGGCGGTGTCGGGCCGTCCGGCCGCCCAGCGCAGGCGCTCGAACTGCAGCCATTGCAGCCCGCCGCAGTGGGGGCAGGGGACGTGATAGCGCTGCTGGTCGGACAATTCATACTCCCGCTCGATGCGGCTCAGGCCCTTGATCGTCGGGGTCGAGGCCAGGAAGGTCTTGCTGCGGTGGCCGAAGGACAGGGTCCGCGCGTCCGCCAGGGCGATGGGGTCGCCCTCGCCATCAACATCACCCGGATAGGCGTCGACCTCGTCCAGAAACACCCAGCGCGCGGGCATCGATCGCAGGCCGACGGCGGCATTCGCCCCGGTGAGCAACAACTGTCCGCCCGGAAAGCGCTTGCCGAGAATGGTGTTGCCGGAGTCGCGCGACCGCGACGCCATGACCAAGGCGCGCAGATCCGGGCTTTCTTCGATCAGCGGGTCGATCCGCTGCTGCGACAGGCGCTTGGCCAGTTCCACCGTCGGCTGGACGGCCAGGAAGGGCCCCGGGGCGCGGTGGATGCAAAAGCCGATCCAGTTGTTCCCGGCTTCGGTCGCCCCGACCTGCGCCGCCTTCATGAACACCACCCGTTGCACCGGGTTGCGCGGAGACAGGGCATCCATGATCCCGCGCATGTAGGGCGTGCGGCTGGTGCGGTATGGCCCGGCCTCGGAGGCCGAGCGTGACGACAGCACCCGGTGCCGGTCCGCCCATTGCGAGACAGTGAGTGCGGGATCGGGGGCCAAACCCGCCAGCCATGCGCGGCGGATATCGTCGGCGCCTTCGAAGGCTTCAGCGGAATTCAAGCTTCACCTCCGCCATTTCCGCCAGATGGGCGCGCAGCACCCGGTCCAGCACCAGTTCCATCCGATGCGCCTCCACCCCGAGTTCGGCCGCCATGTTCGCCGCGACCCGGGGCGGCAGGTTCAGCCAGCTGTCGCGCTCGCGCCGGGCCAGATCGAAGACGGCCGCCACCGCACGGTTGCGGTCGACCAGATCGCCCTTCATCTTCTGCAGCCGGACCTTCGCGGTCTGCGCCTTGATCACCTCGTTGGCCATCCGGGCGCGCAGGAAGGAAACCTGACCACCTTCAGCGTCGCCCTCCGCCGCCTCGCCCGGTGCCCCGGCCTCCGACAAGGTCTCGTTGACCGCCGTGATCGCCGCCCTCGGCACCGGCTTCATGCCGATTGCCGCCTTCGCGACAGCAGTGCCGCGAGCCGTATCTGCACCCAGCTGGCGGGCGTGTACCCCGCGCTGCTTCGCCGGATCGGTGGCGGCATCCCATTGCCGGTCGGCCTTCGCGGGATCGATCGTGCCGTCCGCCTCGGCCGTGATCCGTCCGGTCGCCAGGGCCTTCGCAACCGCCGTATGGCTCACCCCGCGATGTGCTGCGTACTGGCGGTTCGAGAGCCCCATCCCAGTCTTTTCTCCAACTAATCCAGCGTGTTGCAGTTGCTCTTTGCAGTCGTCTCCCCAGTGTCTGGACCATTCGCAGCCCTGAAAGGAGCGCCAGATGACTGCCCACCGCACCAAGCCCATGACCGGCTTCGAGGCCAATTGCCTCGCCGCCGCCGACCATTTCATCGCCTGCCGCGGATCGAAGCCCGCGACCCGCATCCGCGCCCGGTTCGACCGGATCGATCAGGCCGAAGCCTTCGCCGCCACCTTCGGAGACCGCCGCACGATGATCTACGCGGTCACCGCCGAGGGCCGCTCCGCCCATATCAAGAACGCCTGAAAGGACCCCGAGCCATGACCAATCTCTCCGCCTCCGACCTCACCAAACTGACCGTCCTGATCGACGGGCAACCGCGCGGACGCCTTGCGACCATCGCGAAGACCGTCGAGCGCCTGACCAAGACCCTCGCCGAGGCCCTCGGCGATCCCGACGCCGCCGCCAAGGTCCTCGACCGGGCACTCAACTTCGAAACCCTTGGCGGGGCCGAGGCGATCCTGAAAGCCGCCCTCAAGGACAGCACCGGGAATGTCGCGGCACCTGCTGCGGTCGAGACCGCCCGGATGGGCGCGCCGGACACCGCCGCCCCCGCCCTGACCTCCGACGCGCAGCGCCGCCGGACCAAGGCGACCGCCGCCATGGAAGCCGCCAAGACCGGCACCTTGCCGGTCCCGCCCGACTTTTCCGCGCCAACCCACGCCCGGTTTCGGGGCAAGCTCGAAGGCCTGATCGCCCTCGCCGAGCGGGGCGACATCGAAGGCCTGCGCGAGGTCCCGATCAACCCGGTCTCGTCGAGCCCCAAGGCCCTCGCGCGCTACCGCGATCTCTGCGTGATCGCGCTTGAGGCGCGGATCGAGGCCGCAGCATGAAGATCACCCGCGAATTTGCCCCCGCCGATCGCTATCTCTACGACTTCGGCCTGTGCAGCTACGCGAACGGCTGGGCGCAGGTCGATACCGCGCAGGATGCTTCCTACTTCGGGACATGGGCCAACCCGACCCGGCTCCTGATCTTCACCTATTGCGAGGGCGACACGACCTTGAAGGAGGCGGAGTCGCCGGAAGAATTCGCCGCCGAACTTCGCGCGATTGACGAGTGGAACATCCGGGCGGGCCACGGACCCGCCCGGATCGACCCGGGCTACGATCCGGCGATGAAGGCCGATTTCGAACGCCTTGGCCTCGCCGACATGCTGCATTGATGAGTCCGGACTGATCCGCAGTTCAGGGCCGGGGCAAGGGGGCGACGTTCCAGAAGAGAACGTTGCCCCCTCTGCGCTTCGCAAGACAGAATTCCCACGCCTTCGCATCGTAATGCGGGTCCGCCGGGAACGGGGCAGCGGTCATTGCCCTTTCGCCGAACTTCCGGGGATGGACGTGGATCGTGGCCCCGGCGACGTCCTTCGGTGACAGTTCCCGCCCGATCTGGACGACATGCCGCCGCGCGTCCGGCCAGGCCAGCGCCAGCCCGCGTGCCAGAACGCCCGATCCGGCGGCGCACCAGACCTCGTCTGGCTGTTGCCCCGTCATGCGCGCGGCCGCCGCGATGATCTCCACCGCCTCAGGGCAATCGGCACCGAAGGGGATCAGGAACGCCCCGGTGTTTCGGCAGTATTCCCGTGCCCGGCTTTGCACGACGGTCAGATATCCCGGGCTGACCGGCACCACCTTCGCGCCCAGCCGAGCAGCTTCCAACGTGCGCGGATGCGGCGTTGCCCGCTGTGCCACGAAGATCGTCGCCCGGCGACCCATCGCCCTGGCGGTGAAGGCCAAGGCGGTCTGCGCGCCACCTTCCGGCGGGCTGGCATAAACGGCCTCTCGCTTGCCCTCGAACAGCTTGCCGATGAACCGGGCCTTGGTGCCGCCGGGGAAGAGATCGTCGCGCACCACGGTGATGCTGCGGTGCACCTCAAGGATCGGGGCAATCATTCCGCGTCCTCCTCTTCGCCCGCTTCCTCTTCGATCTCGCCGAACTCGACCTGCCCGCAGGCTTCGGTCGCCCGCTTGGGATCGCCCTTGCAGAACACCAGCACGTTCTGATGGGTCCGGCCAAGCTTGCGCGAGGCGGTGAACTGTCGCCCGACGCGGATCGGCAGCGAACCAACGGCGGTGACAAGGATCGCATCGTTGTAGAACTTGGCACCTGCGGCCTCGAAGGCCTCGACCGTCCGCCCGGGCAAGTTCACGAAGAACCCAGCCCCGTCGCGGACATCACCGATCACCCAGACGGCGAAGCGGTCGTCGCGCAGCCGGGCCACCGTGTCACGGATGATTGCGGCGTAGGCGTCGAAGAAGGCCTCCTTGCCCATAGTGGAAAGGTCCGCCGGTTCGTCGGAATAGACCTCGAGGTTCCAATACGGCGGGCAGGAGAAGATCAGGTCGGCGGCGACTCCCTTGGCCAGCTTCGCGATATCGCGGCTGTCGCCGGTGATCCAGCGCGGTGCAGGACCAGCACCCAGCGCCGCCTGGGCTTCGTTCGCGACAACCTGTTCGCCGCGCAGTTCGACGCCGACGTAAGGTAGGCCGAGACGCGAGGCGACCACGCCGCGCACCGATCCGCCGGCGAAGGGGTCCAGCACGGTGCCACCCGGCGGGCAGAACCAGCGATAGGCGATCTCGCAGAGGACCGGATCGAAGATCGATGTGCCGGAGGCGGTCGGGGCTTCGGACG